ATGGTTCAAGCATTTCCAAAAGGTGCACAAGGTTGGCATTTAGGTAAAACAGGATCAGGTTGGATGAACCGTCATTCTGTTGGATTAGAAATATGTTCAATGGGATATTTAGATAATAATAATAAAACATATGTTAACTCAATCTGTCAAGAAGATCAAGTAACTGTATTATCAGAGCCATTTAATGGAAAAAACACTTGGCATAGTTATTCAGATATTCAGATTAAAGAAATAGAAAAGTGGTTAAAATATGTTGGTGAAAGAGATCAAATTGATATTAGAATAGGTTTAAAACAATTTATTCAAAAATATGGAGCAACAAAAGGTTTTGGATTTCAAAAAGAAGCTTATTTAGGTAAAGTTAAAGGATTATTAACACATACAAACGTTAGATTGGATAAAACAGATTGTTATCCTCATCCTGATTTAGTTGATATGATAATGAGTTTATGATATGGCAATAGTAAATAAAGTTGATTTAAAAATGAAAGTTGATATTGATTTAAGTATAAAATATCAAATAATAACATATTGTTTTTTTAATAACATACTTATTAGTAATTCAGACTTAAAATTTTTAGCAGAGTTGTCAAAAAATAGAAATATAGAATTAACTAAATTTTGTTTAAAGTTGGTGGAGGATAAAATATTCAAAAGTCCTCAATCTGCAAGAAATGCAATTTCAAAAGCTGAAAGAAAAAAACTAATTGTTAAAAAAGGAAATAATAAAAAAACAATATCTCTTGAAAAAAATATAAATGTACAGATAGAGGGATTGGTTTTACTTGATTATAAAATATTAGGTTATGAATCCCAAAAGTCATAAAGATATTAAGGAAGGTATTGCTGATGAGGTTGGTGTTCATAATTCAGTTGTAGATGAATTTATAACTTTTTATTATGCTAAGCTTAGAAAAAAATTATCTAATTTGGATTATCCAAGGATATATGTTGATGGATTAGGGACCTTTCATTTAAGAAAAAATAAACTTGAAAAAGGAATTAAAAAGAATAAAAGCATACTTGGAAATTTAGCTAAAAGAACTTATGCTGGATTTGCAAAAAGTCAAGAAATAAATATAAACCTTAAGCAAATGGAATCAGCATTAAAGCAAATAGAAAGCGATATACTAAATAAAAAACAATTTAAAAATGGCAAATAGTTGGAAAAAATATGTTGATGCATTTAAAAATATTGATAAAATTACAGAAGGCATAAAGAACAATATTTTTAAAAAAGAACATATTGAAGCTGTTGCTACTGATAGATTTCAGATATGTATTAAATGTTCATTGTTTGATGCAAAAGGTGATGATTGTTTAGCACCTGGTACTCAACCATGTTGTTCAGATTGTGGTTGCAGTCTTGCGTTTAAAGTCAGATAAATATCATCTGAATGCCCGAAAGGATATTGGGATGCTCTAGTAACAGAAGAGCAAGAAGATATAATAACTAATCAAATAAACAAAAATGGTAATTAATTATATTTATAAAGAAGAAATAACAAAAGTAGTAACTGAAACTGAAGGTTATTGGTATACTACAACAACACTATAACTATGGCAATTATATTTAAAGAAGAAGGACATGTTTATGAAAGTAATGATAATGATGATATTCAATGGGTTAGTGTAACTTCATTGGTTGGTAAATTTAAACCTAAGTTTGATAGAGATGGACAAGCTAAAAAATCTTCTAAAAATAAAAGATCCAAATGGTATGGTATGACACCAAAAGAAATTTTAGAAGCATGGGATAATGAAACTAAAAGAGCAATTAAGCTTGGTAATTTTTATCATAATCAGAGAGAGGCTGATATGTTAGGTTTAGATACAATTGGTAAATACGGTGTGGAAGTTCCTATTATTAAACCAATTATTGATGAAAAGGGTATAAAAATTGCACCAAATCAAAAACTAGAAGAGGGTGTTTATCCTGAACATTTGGTTTATTTAAAATCTGCCGGTCTTTGCGGTCAAGCAGATGTAGTTGAAGTGGTTAATGGATATATTAATATCAATGATTATAAAACTAATAAAGAAATAAAAGAAAAAGGGTTTACAAATTGGGAAGGTATAACTAAAAAAATGTATAAACCAATTAGTCACCTTGATGATTGTAATCTTAATCATTATAACTTACAACTAAGTATTTATGCGTATATTATTAAAAAGCACAATCCAAAACTTAAGATAGGGAAATTAACTATTCAGCATGTAAAGTTTAAACAAGTTGGTGAAGATTCTAATGGATATCCAATAAATGAACATGTAAATGGTGAACCAGTATTAGAAGAGATAAAAATTTATGAACTGCCATATTTAAAAGATGAAGTAACATCTTTAATAATGTGGATTAAAGATAATCAATAAAATATGATAATAAAATTATTTGACATACAAAATAATAGTTTGATATTAACTGAACATTGCTATGCTTTACCTTTTTTGAAAAAAATAATGGATGAGTATCCTGACACAAATTTATCTATTTATAAATATTTATTTTATATGACATGTCCAAATCCAGATTTAAATCCTTTTTTTAATTTACCGGAACATGAAAAGGAAGATATTATCATAGAAGAAATTGAACTTGAAGAATCAACAGAAGATCCAACAATAAGATATGCTAAAGCAATGTGTGAAAAGCTTTATCAAACTCCTACATACAGAGCTTATGTAGGTATAAAATCTATGTTAGATAGATTAGCAAAATATATGGAAGTTACAGCTATTGAACATGGTAGAGACGGAAATATAAATTCAATGGTAAATGCTGCTGCAAAATTTGAGTCAATTAGACAATCATATAAAGGTGCATTTACAGATATGAGACAAGAACAAGACAGCTCTGTGCGTGGTGGCGCAGGTTTAGCTTATGACCAATTATAAAAACAACAATTATGGCAGAAAAAATTATTCCTGTAGGACAAAAATTATTAATCAAAGAAATAAAAGCAGCATCTAAAACTGCATCTGGACTTATTATTCCTGAAATGGCTCAAAAAATAACTTTTAGAGGTGAGGTTGTTGGGATAGGAGATTCAGTTAAAGAAATAAAAATAGGTGACATAGTTCAATACGCTGAACATGCTATGCCCACTCCAATGAAACATGATGGTCAGGAGCATTTATTATTGCAGGCAGGGGATGTTTATGCCATTATAAGAGATGAGTAGAATTATACCCATATTTGAAAATCATCAATGGTCAACTAGAAAGTTTGATACAGATAATGATTTTAAAGAATATTTAGAATCTATTTTAAAAGAACCGGGTGAGTATGATTTTGATCATACAGCTTGGAGATTTAATGATGAAGCTAAAAAATTTAATTCAAATGGGGCTTATTGTAATAAACCATTTAGATCAAAAGACTTTACAGCTTATTGGGAAGATCAAAAAAACAAATGCAGATTAGGAGTTATATACAAAAGTGGTGACAAGGAATGGTATCTTACTAGAGACTATTACATGTGGCTTAACTTTTTACCTATTTTTGATAAAGAAGAGAAAAAATATGGATTTGCAAAAGTAAGAGATGCGCAATATCATATGGCTTTATATGAAATTATTGCAGAATTAAATAATAAACATGCTGCAATTCTTAAAAAAAGACAGATAGCATCTTCTTATTTTCACATGGGAAAAATTATTAATCAGTATTGGTTTGAAGAAGGATCTATATGTAAGATTGGTGCATCCCTTAAAGATTATATAAATGATAAAGGATCCTGGAAGTTTTTAGAGGAATACAAAACATTTTTGAATGAACATACTGCATGGTATAGACCGAGTAATCCTGAAAAGGTTTTGCTTTGGCAGCAACAGATTGAGGTCAAAATAAATAATAGAAAAACTTCAAGAGGTCTTAAATCAAAGATACAAGGAGCTTCTTTTGAAAAGAATGCTACAACTGGGGTTGGTGGACCGTGTACATATTTTTTTCATGAAGAGGCCGGGATTGCAAAAAACATGATGCAAACATATGAGTATTTACGTCCAGCAATGTCTTCCGGTATGATGACCACAGGGCAATTTATTGCTGCAGGATCTGTGGGTGATTTAGAACAATGCAACCCATTAAAGGATATGATATTAAATCCTTCATCAAATGATATTTACGCTGTAGAAACTAATCTTATGGACGCTGATGGTACAATTGGTATGGCAGGTTTATTTATTCCTGAACAGTGGTCTATGCCCCCTTATATAGATAAATATGGGAACTCTGAAATAGATAAAGCAATTGCTGCAATTAAAAATGAAAGAGCTAAGTGGAAAAATGAATTAAGCGGTGAACAATATCAATTGAGAATATCCCAAAAACCACTTAATATAGCAGAAGCATTTGCTTATAGAAAAGAGTCTGTATTTCCACAAGGAATATTAAGTAAACAATTAAAAAAGATTGAAGAAAAAGAATATCCTTATGAGCTTATAGAACTTGATAGAGATCAAACAGGTATTACCGCTAAGCGTACAAATAAATTACCAATAAGTGAATTTCCAGTAAATAAAAAACAACAAGACAAAACTGGATCTATTGTAGTTTGGGAAAGACCAATTGATAATCCCGGTTTTGGGGCTTACTATGGTTCTATTGACCCTGTATCAGAAGGTAAAACGACTACATCAGATTCATTATGTAGTATATATATTTACAAAAATGCCACTGAAGTAACTAGAGATATTGGTGGTGGTGACGTAGAACAATTTATTGAAGGTGATAAAATTGTTGCAGCATGGTGTGGGAGATTTGATGACATTAACAAAACACATGAAAGATTAGAATTATTAATTGAATGGTATAATGCATGGACTATTGTTGAAAATAATATTTCATTATTCATTCAACATATGATTGCAAGAAAAAAACAAAGATATTTAGTTCCAAAACAACAAATACTTTTTTTAAAAGATCTGGGATCTAATAGAACAGTTTATCAAGAATACGGTTGGAAAAATACAGGAACACTCTTTAAAAGCCATTTGATTTCTTATGCAATTGAATTTTTAAGAGAAAGCATTCATGAGGAAACAGATGAACATGGATCTGTTATGTCACAAACATTAGGGGTTGAAAGAATACCGGATCCCATGCTTATAAAAGAAATGTTAGCATATTATCCAGGATTAAACGTAGATAGACTAGTTACATTTGGCGCATTAATAGCTTTTGCTAAAATACAGCAATCTAATAGAGGATATTCTAAAAGGCGTGAATCAGAGGATAATTCCTTGGTAAATCCAGAAAAAATAAGTAAATTAAAGTATAGTAGTCCGTTTAAAAATATTGGACGTAAAAGAGGTTTGGGAGGATCTAAAATTAAAAGATCCGGATTTAAAAACATTAAATAGATTAATTCAATATGAGAGTATTAAACGCGATGCAAATGAAAAGTGGTGCCACTGCAGAAAGTGGGCCTACGTTTTCTAGTCTTACCCAGCCTATACAATTTTTACCATATTCAAAAAAGACAGATGATTGGGCAGCTTGGAATTTAGATTGGTTAGAGCTTCAAGGCATTGAGTTTTTACGTGTAAATTCAAGAAGGCTTCTTAAGAATTATAAACTTGCAAAAGGAATAATTGACAAAACAGATTATATTGTTGAGCCTGATAATGAATATAAAGATTTAATGGATACACTAACAGCTGAAAATGATTCAGCTTTGGAATTAAAATTTTATCCAATAATTCCCAATGTTATAAACGTATTGACAGGCGAATTTGCTAAAAGATATTCTAAAGTTCAGTTTAGAGCAGTGGATGATACATCTTACAATGAAATGCTTGAACAAAAAAGAATACAAATTGAAGAAGCATTATTAGCAGATGCAGAAGCTAATTTAGTTCTTAAGATGATTGAAATGGGTATGGATCCCGCATCAGAGGAAGCACAGCAACAATTATCTCCAGAAGGGTTAAAATCATTACCAGAAATAGAAGATTTTTTTAGTAAGTCTTATAGAAGTATGGTTGAAGAGTGGGCATCACACCAACTCTCAGTTGATGAAGAAAGATTTAAAATGCAGGAGCTTGAGGAAAGAGGTTTCCGTGATATGCTTATTTCAGATAGAGAATTTTGGCATTTTCGCATGCTTGAAGATGACTATGATGTAGAATTATGGAACCCCATATTAACATTTTATCAAAAGTCTCCTGATCAAAGATACATAGCAGATTCAAATTATTGTGGAAAAGTTGATTTAATGACTGTGTCCGATGTAGTAGACAAGTATGGCTATTTGATGGATGAAAAACAATTGAAGTCATTGCAAAAAATTTATCCAGCAAGATCAGCTCAATATCAAGTTAATGGTTATCAAAATGATGGAGCATACTATGATGCTACAAGATCTCATGAGTGGAATACACAAATGCCAGGTTTAGGATATAGACAATTTACATCCAATTATTGGGATGATCCATCAAGAGGTGGTGATATACTTAGTGAAATATTAAATGAGAATGAAGATGTGTCTATGTGGGGTGAAGGAGACTTGATGAGAGTTTCAACAATATATTGGAAAACTCAACGTAGAATAGGTCACTTAACTAAAATAGAAACAGACGGTGAAGTAACACAAGAAATAGTAGATGAAACATTTAAGATAACTAAAAAGGCTGTTTATGATACTTCTGTTTTTAAACAAAAAAATAAAGAAAATTTATTAGAAGGAGAACATATTGAATGGATATGGATTAATGAAACATGGGGTGGTGTAAAAATTGGTCCAAATTTACCTGCTATGTGGAGATCTACTATGGGTGATAACATAAATCCTATTTACATTGGTATTAATAGAACTAAACCTGGTAGGCTACCATTTCAATTTAAAGGAAATAATACACTTTATGGTTGTAAACTTCCTGTTGAGGGTAGAGTATTTTCAGATAGAAATACCAGATCTACATCATTAGTTGATCTAATGAAAGCATATCAAGTTGGATATAATATGGTTAATAACCAAATTGCGGATATCCTTATAGATGAATTAGGAACAGTAATAATGTTTGATCAAAACGCTTTACCACGTCACTCAATGGGAGAAGATTGGGGTAAAAATAATTATGCAAAAGCATATGTAGCCATGAAAGATTTTCAGATGTTACCTCTTGATACATCTATTACAAATACTGAGAATGCTACTAACTTTAACCATTACCAAACTCTGAATATGGAGCAGACTAATAGGTTAATGTCTAGAATTCAACTTGCTAATTATTTTAAGCAACAATGTTTTGATGCAATTGGTATTAACCCTCAACGTCTAGGAGGCGCTGTATCTGCACAAACAGCTACAGGAGTTGTACAAGCCATGCAGCAATCATATGCTCAAACAGAGATGTATTTTGTACAACACTCAGATCATTTAATGCCAAGGGTTCACCAAATGAGAACTGATTTAGCACAGTATTATTATAGTACTAACCCAAGTGTTAGATTATCTTATATTTCTTCTGAAGCAGAAAAGGTTAATTTTTCTATTAACGGAACTGAATTATTGCTTAGAGATTTTAATGTATTTGCAACTACTAAAACAAATCACCGAGCTATATTGGAAAATCTTAAACAGATGGCTCTTACAAATAATACAACAGGAGCAAGCATATATGAACTTGGTAATATTGTTAAAGCTGATTCAATTGCCGAAGTAACAGATATATTAAAAGATTCTGAAACAAGAATGCAACAGCAACGTCAGCAAGAAATGCAACAGCAACGTCAAATGCAAGAACAACAATTGCAAGCCAAAGCACAAGAGGAACAACAAAAGTTGCAAGTTGAAAGAGAAGAAAATGCTAAGGATAGGCAAAATGATATTACAATTGCTGAGATTAGGTCTGCTGGTTTTGGTTCTATGGCTGACATAAACCAAAATCAACAATCTGATTTTCAAGATGCAATAAAAGATATTAGAGAAACAACTCAATATCGTGAACAAATGAATCTTAAACGTGAAGAGAATAGTTCTAAATCTATGATGGAAAATACCAGACTTCAAGTAGAAAGAGAAAAAATAAATGCATCAAAAGAAATAGCTAATACTAAACTTCAAATAGCTAAAGAAAACAAAAATAAGTATGATTCAAAAGAATCAGATAAAAAATAAATTACGTTAGCTATATACTGCTGATTATTTTTATTTTTATGCAAATATTATAAGTTTATAATACAAACTTTGCGTATATTATATATGTAATGAATATTAATTATTAAAACCAACATAATTATGAATACAACACAAAAGGAACCAGTGAAAAGTAGCGTAGAACAAGTTGACGTTAATTTAGATGAAATTTTTAATGCTGCACCCAGCGCTGATGATGTTATTTTAGGAGAGTCAAATAAAACTAAAAATATATTTAGCGGTTTAAATGAGAAAGCAGATATGTCATTTGCAGATCCAGACAAGGATGGTAAAGATGATTTGAATGCAAAAGTGGAGGAAAAAGAAGATACTAAAGAATCTGAAGTTGATGAAGCTGAAGCAGAAGAATCTGTTAAAAATGAAGAGGTTGTAGAAAATGCAGATAGTATATTAGATGCATTAGATGGCAATGATGAATTAGAAGAAAAAGAGGAAACAAAAACAAAAAAAGGTAGAAAACCTATTTCAGGTATATCTGATGTTTTTTCAAAACTAATTAAAGAAGATAAGATAGTTCCATTTGATGATGATAAAGATTTATCAGAATATAGTGCAAAGGATTGGGAGGAGCTTATTCAAGCTAATTTAGAAGAAAGAGCAAATCAAGTAAGACGTGAAACACCAAAACAATTTTTTCAGTCTTTACCAGAAGAATTGCAAATAGCAGCAAAATATGTTGCTGATGGTGGTAAAGATCTTAAAGCATTATTTTCTACATTATCACATGTTGAAGAAAGTAAAAGTCTTGATGTTAAAAAGAGCAATGACCAGGAGCAAATTATTACTCAATATTTAAGTGCAACTGGATACGGAACTCAAGAAGAGATTCAAGAAGAAATTGAAATATGGAAAGATTTAGGTAAGCTTGAACAACAAGCAAATAAGTTTAAACCTAAATTAGATAAGATGCAAGAGAAAGTTGTTGCACAAAAACTTCAAGAACAGGAGTTAAAAAAGAAACAACAAGAGCAAGCATCAAAAGCATATATGAAAAATGTATATGATACATTAAAAGATGGTAAGTTGGGTGAACTTAAAGTTGATAGAAAAACACAAGCTATGTTGTATAATGGTTTAGTTCAACCTAATTATCCTTCAGTAAGTGGGCGTAATACAAATTTATTAGGTCATTTATTAGAAAAGTATCAATTTGTTGAACCAAATTATGCACTTATATCAGAGGCTTTATGGTTATTGCAAGATCCAGAAAGTTATAAAGCTAAAATTATGGACAAAGGCGCGCAAAAAAGTGTTGAGCAAACAGTTAGAAAACTTAAAACAGAGCAAGCAAATACAGGCGGATCTTCTTTGGGTGTAACTAAAGCTGAAGAACAAAAGAGAAGTTCAAAGAAAAAATTAAGTAGACCAACAAATATTTTTAAAAGAATTTAATTAAGTAAATTAAATATAAATAGAGTAAAATAAACATTAACAATTAAAAACAATCAAAATTATGGCAACTCCAGTTTTAA